ATATATCGCATAACGGCCTTGGATCAGAGCGCGTGGCCGGCAGGAGTTACTGCTGCGGATAAGCTGCTTGCGAATGAGGCTTTGAAGGGTGCCCAGACAGTGTTGGTGTACAACCTGGGTACCAGCCACACCAATGAGGACGTTGAGGCCGCGCTGGATGCTCTGAAAACAGAAAACTTCAATGTGCTCTGCTATCCGTATGATGACGATGCTTCAATCAAATCCTCAATCCAGGGCTGGGTTGAAGCAATGCGTGGGGATGAGGGCGTAAAAATCCAAGCGGTGCTTGCCAATCATGACGCGGATAGTGAAGCAATAATAAATGTCACACAGGGCGTGAAGCTGGCTGATGGAACGGAACTGACACCTGCACAGACAACGGCATGGGTAGCCGGCATAACTGCAGGGGCCCGAATCAATCAGAGCAATACTGGGCGTAAATACATTGGAGCTGTGGACGTAGTGCCCAGGATGACCAAGACTGAGATGGAAGCAGCTGTCCAGAACGGGGAGTTCATATTCAAGGTGGACAGCGCCCAGAACGTTACAGCAGTATACGACATCAACTCACTCACCACCATTACCCCGGAGAAAGGCAAGCAGTTTACCAAGAACAGGCTGATCAGAACCATCGATGGCATCAACAACGATATAAAGACCATCTTTGAAAGCAACTATGTCGGTAAGGTTGATAACAACGCTGATGGCCGGTCGCTGCTGCGGGCGACTCTGATTGAGTGCTTCAATGAACTTCAGAGGCTGAATGCGATCCAGAACTTCCAGCCTGAAGATGTGACAGTATCTCCTGGAACGGATAGCGACGCAGTTGTAATTGACTGCTACATTCAGCCGGTGGACAGCGTTGAGAAAATCTACATTACTGTGAACTTGTCGTAAGGGAGGGATAAAGAGTGGCTGAGAACTACGTCAGACTTCCTGATACCCTGTCTGCGAAAGAAGGCAAGGCATACATCACGATTGACGGCCAGAACAGGGAGCTGTTTGAAATATCAAACCTGACAGCACAAATAGATTTAACTGTACAGGAACGCCGAATGCTTGGTCACAGAATGACCCAGCATAAGGTTGTCGGCGCCACAGGAACCGGATTTATGACAATTTACTTCATGAACAGTCAGATGTTGAACCATGCTATCCAGTATCTACGCACCGGTAATTACAAAGGTCTGAAGATACAGGTAAAGAACGAAGATCCGCAATCCACGGTTGGTAAGCAGGAAGTTGTGCTGTTGAATGTGATCCTGGCAACCATTCCAGTAACGACACTGGACGATCAGTCTGATGATCCGATAACCTTCGATACTGACTTCACATTTGATGATATTGAGGTTCTCGAGGGCTTCAAGCTGCCGGAGAATTACAGATAAGGGGTAGGTGACACCCCTACCCCTTATTAAGTTAATTTTAGGAGGGAAATGTATGAGTTCGTTGAAAGCTTTTCTAAATCCTATTCAGGTTGAGAATAAAGAAGTAATCATTTCTAACCGATTTCAGGAAGATGGAAAGCCTGTTCCTTTTGTGATCAGGCCTATCACTCAGAAGGAAAACGAGCAACTGATAAAAAAATATACAAGGAGAGACAAGAAAGGTAACGAAACATTCGACAGAACGGGGTATATCCATGAGCTGACGGCGACTGCGGTAGTGTTTCCGGACCTCAAGAATGCGGATCTGCAAAAGGCTTACGGTGTGCTGGGAGAAGCAGAATTGCTTAAAGCCATGCTCTATGTCGGAGAATTCGCAGAACTTGCTCAGGCTGTTCAGGATTTGAGCGGTCTTGATGTTGATATCAACGAGGAGATTGAGGAAGTAAAAAACGCATAAAGCAGGGCGATCCTGAGTTTAATCTGGCTCACTTCGCCCTGCAGAAGCTGCATATACTGCCTTCTACCCTGGCAGAAATGAGTGATAGGGAGAAGGCAATTGTTTATGGCAGCATCCAGCTTCGGATAGAAGATGAAAAAAGGGAAGCTGCCAAAATAAAAGCCGCCCGTAGCAAAGGCAGGAGAGGGGGCAGGAGAAGATAATGGCTACTTTGAGAGCGATGTTCAAACTTTTTGATGGGTATTCATCTCCCATCAATAAGATAAACCGCAAAACAGAAGAAGCAACGAGTAAAATCTTAAACGCAAGCGGGGCAACAGATAAATTTAATGACAAACTAAAGAATACCGGAGCAAGCGCGAGTGCTGCAAGCAGCGGGTTGGGGAAGTTAATTAAATCATTTGTTGGTCTTGCGGCGGTTAAAAAGGGGATAGAAATTATCGATGAATTCACCAATACTGCCGCAAGGCTTAACCTTATTAATGACGGCCTTCAGAATCAGGCGGAGCTTCAGAATAAAATTTTTGCGGCGGCTAAACGCTCGAGGGGAGCGTATAACGACATGGCCAGCGCTATATCCAGAATGGGCTTGTTGGCAAAGGATGCATTTACCTCAAATGATGAGCTTATTGTATTCACTGAACTTATCCAAAAATCTTTTAAAGTTGGCGGAGCAAGCCAGACTGAACAGGCATCCGCAATGCTGCAATTATCACAAGCTATGGCTGCTGGAAGGCTTCAGGGTGACGAATTCCAGTCTATCATGGAGAACGCTCCGATGATAGCTGACGCTATCGCAAAATATATGGGCAAGCCAAAAGGTGAGTTAAAAGAGTTGGCAGCAGAAGGCGCCATAACAGCTGATATTATTAAAAACGCCGTGTTTGACTCTGCTAAGAATATAAATGATATGTTCAATGATATGCCCCAGACATTCGGAGATGCATGGAATGAAATCAAAAATGGTGCTTTACAGGCTTTCTTACCTGTTATTCAAAACATAAGCTCGTTAATCAATAGTCCAGGGTTTTCAAAGTTTATGGATGGTCTTACTAAAGGCTTCAATGGTATTGCCTTTGTCATAAACTTCATAATTAATAGCCTTAGAGAGATTGGAGATTTAATCTCCTATTTATGGCCTACGATTGAACCTATACTCATTGCAGTAACAGCAGCGTTGACTTTGTGGGGTATTACCCAAATACCTATGTTGATCACAAAACTATGGCTTATGGTCCAGCCTATATTGGCTCAAGCCGCCGCATGGGCAATGGCAAATTGGCCTATTTTGCTGATAGGTGCTGCAATAGGTCTGCTCCTTTACGCCATGCTTAAGTTTGGTGATGTGGTCATTGAAGTGGTAGGAGTAGTCGGTGGTATCTTTGGTGGCCTCTTTGCGCTTTTGATTAATGGGATCGCAGCTATGGTAAATCCTTTTATCAGCTTTGCGGAATTCCTTGTAAATGTCTTTACTAATCCCGTGTACAGCATTAAGAAGCTCTTTGTGGACTTGGCGACCAACGTCTTGAATCTTCTTCAGTCGATTGCTGAAGGAATTGACAAGGTGCTGGGGACAAGTATGGCACAAGGTCTGCAGAATTTGAAAGACTCAATGCAGGATTGGTTAGGTGAAAAGCCTGAGAACTACAAAGAGTTTACCAAGCTGCAGATGGCAGATATCACAAACTCGATTAATTTTGGTTATGACATAGGGAAAAAGGCTGGCTCATGGGCAGTTGAAGGTGTACAGGATATAGCAGGAAGAATAGGAAACCTGTTTGGCGCTACAGAAACATATGAAACCGGGCTTGATTCATACATGGTTAATGGAGCCATGCCCGTAACCGGTATAGACGGAGGAAAAGTGGAAGTTGACATGTCAGATGAGGACCTTAAATACCTGCGTGACATCGCTGAAAGAGATTACATCAACAAGTTTACCACTGCTACCCTGGCGCCTACTATACAAATATCGTTTGGTGATGTACATCAGGAAGCTGATGCGAACAAAGTGGCTGGACGAATCAGGAAGATACTTCAGGAAGAAATCGCTATGGCCGCAGAGGGGGTATACGGATGAGTTATGCTGTGTTCTTTGACAAAGACAATGTAACATATAGGCTTCCGGTTAACCCTGAAGAGATAGAAACATCCAGTGCCCAGGCCATTGAAA